ATTGGCGCTTTCGGCGCTGGAGCCGATGGCGCAGCCTGGGCAGATGGCGCCTGAACTTCCGGAGCCGTTGCCGCTTGCTGGACTGCTGGAGCCGCTGGAGCCGCTGGAGCGTTGAACGACAGCAGCGTGCGCAGGTCTTCGATCTCGTCCAGAAGCTTCGCCGGGTCATCCCCAGCTCGTTTCATGACGTACGCCTGCTGCTGCTGCGTCAGCGTAGACAGCGCGCGGTCCGCCTGGGCCTGCGTGGCCTTGCGATACCGCTCGAGATCGGCTGTGGCCTTCTCGACCTGCTTCGCGAGGTCTGCGTCCTGTTGCTGCTTGGCTTTGCTGGAGTCGTCGGACTGCTTCGCCTTCGCGATGAGCGCCTTCGCTTCCTCTGCGTCCTTGACGCCGAGCGCTCGGTACGCCGCCCGCTTCTCCTGTTCGAGGCGCTTCGGAAGCCACAGCGGGTCCAGCGCCACTTGCGCGTACGGTGCCGCCACGGACTCCTGGATTACTGGAGTCTCGGCGGGCGCCGCTTGCTGCGTCGTCACCGGCGCGGCTTGCGTGGTCACCGTCGTTGCAGATTGGTCCGTGGTCTGCCCAGCGGGCAGGTCTGTACTCGTCGACATGTTCCGTGTCTCCCTCGCCCGTCTTGTCCCGCGGCGACCGGTATGGAGACAGGCGCCAAGCGCCTATCGTTGACTCATCGTGGCGATACTACGCCTACGACGTTTGATGCTTCCGTGAGGCGAACCCCACCGCCAACCTCAAAGCCGTATCGTGCCCACGGCTTCAGGCACACTGTTTCCCCTGCCTTGCATGACTTGACGCCCGCTCCGACTCCCATGCACACGCCCATGATGACGCGGTCCGGGTCCTTCTCGTACTCGCGCTGAACGTCGGCCGGGCGAGATGACGGAGGGGATTCGTCGTCATCGTCGTACTCGTCGAACAGCATCACCGCGATCATGCCCTCAGCAGGCTTGATATCGCCTGCAGCCATGATCACACCTCCTTGAAGCCGACGAACACGCAAACGGGTCGATTGGCGGCGCCCATTGCGCCAGCGGTGCGCTCGGTGGCAAGGTCCGCTCCGACGATCGGAGCCGAGATGGTGCCGCTCGTGAAGGCGGTCGGGATGCCGATGCCGAAAGCGCTCGTGCCTTCGAGCCCGGGGGCCGCGGTGGCGGCGCTCAGCACGGTGACGGTTTTGCCGTTGCGCCGCGCGTTCTGGATGGCGGTAGCGACGCTGGTGATGGCGGCGTCGTCGGCCTGGACGTACGAATCGCCGGCCGTGAAGTTGGCAGTGACGAAGCAACCAAGCACCTGCTGTGCCGGGCTATCGCCACTCTGGTACGGCCCGATGGGGGTCGTGAATCCGAACACACTCGACACTGCAGCGTTGATGACAGCCATGTCGTCTTTCCTTGTTCTACTGGGCCGTCATGGCCTCAGATTGGTTGTTGCCTACAGCCTCGAGGGCCAGTCGCGTTCGACGCGGTCCTCGTCGGCTGGAGTCTTGGGATCGGTGCGCGCCGTCACTGTCTCGCGCCAGCTCGCAGCACCACATCGCTGGCACCGTTCAGAAGCGCCGACCGATGGGGCCATGCGCGGCCCCGTCCTCGTTGCGATGTCGACCGTCAGGCCACAGCAGCAGCACGTGCGCTTCACGACACGACCGACACCATGAAGCTTGCCGAACCACACTTCGGGCAGCGCCCCTCGTGGTAGATGCCGACGGAGTGGGCGGGCGGGCCTGGGTACGGGGTGAGGCACTCGGCGCAGATGCGATTCCGGAGCCGCTCACGGGCGTCAGAGTCGGCCTTGAGCTGGCTCACCACGGCCGGGGGCGCCTTGGCTACATCGACCGTCTCGACGGCTTCTGGTTGCTCTGCTGGCGATGGCGGCGCGGGCTCCTGGGACGCCTCGGGGGGCTGGCTGACGGGCTTCGTCGCGCCAAGTCTGGATTTGCTCATTGGGCAACCTCGCGCAGCTTCGGCCGCGCCGCTCGCTCGTACACGGAGACCATCGACAAGAGGCCCTTCCGGTGAGACTTCTTCAGTTGGATCTCGGTTTTGATGGCGGCGATCTGCCCCTCGAGAGATGCGATGTCGGCATCCACTTGGGCCAGCTCGGCCCGAGCATCATCGACGATGCTGCCGCTTCGTTGGGGCTGCGACGGGGCCTGCGTTGGCACCGGAGCCGGTCTCGGCATCACCATCGGGCGGAACGCCAACTCGGCCTCGGGGGGAGGCGGGGGCGTCGACGTGAGCTCGTCGTCGGGCAGCGTCAGGCTGCACTCGGGGCACTGGTTGTAGAAGCCGCTCTGCACCGATACGCCGCTTTCGCGAGTGTCGGCACGGGTGCCCATGACCTTGACGGGGTTGACGTCTCGTTTGCACTTCGGACACAGCATCACGCTCGCCTCCAGATCGACCGTTGCCGCCGTCGTCGCGTAGTTGGGGGCTGGACGGTTACCGAACCGTCCGAAAATCTTCCGAGCACCGGCAGTGGTTGTGCACGCCGCCTGGCTCATGGCCATGGGGATACGGGCCATCCAGGCGAGCCGTCGTGCCGGCGAGACCGAAGCAGACCGGGCAGGCGTCCAGCTCGCAGACCCACACACGCTCTATCAGCGCGGGGTCCACGCCGGACTTGTCCACGGACGCCCGGATCGAGTCGCGACGCGCCTCATTGAACGCCTGCGGCGTCTCGGTCGCTGCGATGCGATTGACGCGCCACTCGAGCTGGCCGGCTGCAGCCTTTGCCGAGGTGAGCCCGTAGCTCGGTTCCAGCTCTGCGATCTTGTCGCGCCACGCCGAAAACCAATTGCGCGCCCCGATGCGCGCCCTGTCGGCCCACTCGTTCACGTCTGGCTTGACGGCCACGTGAGCAATCTGGGCACCGAGCAGACCGCCGAGTAGCGCCACGTCGCGCCCGGCGAATCGCGAGCCGGAGCGGAACGACTCGACGGTCCCAACGGTGATGGCCGAGGCGAGCGACGAGATCTCACTGTCCTCGCCGCTCGGCCACAGCAGCATCAACGCGATCGCGAGCTCAATCCTCCGCTTCTGCCTTTGCTCTGCCAGGAGGCTTTCCGCCTCCGCCGCCCTCGTCAGGCGCCTTGTCTTCGTCAGGGCCATTGCCAGCCACCAGCTTGTTCATTGCGTGGGTGAGTTCGAGCTGGTGCTCTTGCTGCTCGTGCTCTTCTTCGGCGATGGCCTCGACGTACTGGTCGGGGTTGTTGATTCCGTACGATGCCGGCATGCGCCCGACAGCCGTCTTCCTGGTGATGACGCGGCCCGTGTACGCCTGGACGACGCCCTGCACGATCTGGTTCTCTTCCTGGGGGTCTGGCTCGAAGTACGGGCCCCACTTGAGGTCGATGTGAGGGTCGAACCACGCGACGGTGGATGGCGTGTCGGGCCGCACCTCGCCTTCGACTGGATCGGCGGCATCGTCCACGTCCGATTCCACCTCGCGCTCGAACCGCTCCAGAATCGGCATGGCCCTTTTCAGGCCAGGCAGGTAGACCGATCCGGGCTTGCGCTTGTTCACGACGTAGGCGATGCGCAGCAGCATCCCGATGGCTGGAATCAGCAGGTTGCCGCCCAGGTCCTCGCGGATCTTGTCGCACCGGCCGAGCTGTCGCTTGAGCAGGGTTCGGAGGGCCTTGTTGCTGAACTCAGCCGCGTGTTTGGCGTGCTCCGGGTCGAGCACGACGACCTTCAACGCCTCCTGCAGCTTGGCTCTCAGGTCGCGCCCGTTGTCGGCGAGCGCGTTCAGCGCGTCGGCTCCTAGGGTCAGGTATTCGACCTTCGCCTCGGGTGACCGGTACGTCCAGATGGTGGCCGCTCCGCGCTTTCGCGTGGCCCCTTGTTGCCGACGGTTGGCCGAGTAGCCGTCGCCATTCATCTGGGCGGGCCGCCCCTTCTCGGCGGGCTCCTCGTTCTCGTCCACGCCTGTCTCGACCATCTGTGGGTCGCCGCTGTAAAACGCAGCGCGATCCTTCTGGCTGAGAGCGAAGTTGAGCGAGTCGACGATGTCGAAGCTGCCCTCGTGGATGGCGTGACCGTCGATCTGGTCGACGGTGTCGATGTCGCGCATGAATGCGTACCAGCGCGCCGGGCAGAAGCCCAATGCGTGGCGACGGCTGCGCATCTTGTCCTCGACCCACTTCGGCTCGGTGCCGTCCTCGGGCGCCTCCGCTTGGCGGTAATGCCGGTCCCATTCCGCGTCGATGGTTCTCCGGTACCAGTAGCACTTGGCGCGCCACCGGTTGACCGAGCTGTCGAACTCCGTCTTGATGAACGGGTAGCGGATCTCGAGCGCCGTGAGCTCGTTCGGGTCATCCTCGGAGAACGTCGGGGCGCACCACTTGGCGCGCACCGTCTCGCCGATGAGCTTGCCGCGACGAACGCCGAACACGACGGCGACGGTGCCACATCCCTGGGCAGCCGAAAGCGCTTGCGTGATGAGCGCCACGAAACGGCTTTGCTTGACGACTTTGAGAATGAGCGCGTCAATGACCTCGCTGTCGGCCTCGTTGAGGCCGAACTCCGGGTCAATCTCGCTGTCGTCCTCGCCGGGAAACGTTGTGATGACAGGCCACCGCCCCTCGCCGAGAATGAGGTCGGCGTTGGATTCGATGGCCATCTCGACGATCGGGTAGTTGATCGACGGCGCGCGCTCTTTGACCGGCACGTCGCACGCCTTGTTGAACGGCGGTCGCCCCTCGTACTGCCGGCGCTCCACGTACGCCTCGAGCTTGTCGAGCTCCCGATAGCGCGGCGACAGGTGCTCCCACAGAAGCCGCTGCGCCTTCTCTCGGTCCAGGATGTCGAGCTTGGTGGCGGCGTTCATGGTCAGCTATCCTGGTAGAGCGTGGAGGCGTCACGGGTCCGACGAGTCGAGAGCGCTTTGCCGAATCGCGAGTGCACCGCGTACCGGAGCGCGTCCTGCGCGTCGTCGTTGATCTTGACGACCTCGTCCGAGAACTGCACTTCGCCGCCGGCCGCTCGAATGTTGTCCGGTCGCCGTCGGTAGAGGCCGAACTCGCGAATCAGGTTCGGGCACCGCTTCGAGACGAACATGTGCGAGTACTTGCCCGCTTCCGGGTGCTGGCAGATGCTCAACAAATTGGCCACGGTGTCGATGCCCTCCTTGACGGAGTTGTCGGCGCCGCGGATGTTGATGCCAACCTTCGAGCGTAGCTGCTCGATGCGCTCTGGCCGGTCAGGGCCAGCGTACCATCGCGCGTTCGGGTACCGGTCTCGGATGCCCTCAGCTTGCTTGTCCCACCAATCCGACGTGTGGCCGCTGGCGTAGACCTCTTCGATGACGTGCACCGTCGTGTCGTCGCCTGAGCCGATGGCACCACAGACGATGAAGCTTCCTGGGTGCTCGAATCCCCAGTCAACGCCGACCACAATCTCGTTCCAAATCGTGCTCGGGTGAGGCTCCGCCACGTGGGTGAATCCGTCGTCGGTGG